TGGTCACATCCTCAACATGCTCACGGGCAGTCGTGATTATAGCAGTTAACAGGTCATCCTCCGCAGTAGTCGCGGCATTGACCAGAATCGATGTACCGAATTCACAAGCCGCCATAAGTACCTTGGAGGCTGTTCTGATATATCGTTTTGATCCTGTATATTGTTTTTTGTAATCGGCGTTGTCGTTAGCCGTCGTAACTTGGGTGAACGCCCCGTCGGTGAAATCCGTCCATGTGACATTATCATCGGATTCCTGAATCTTGGTATCAACCGTTCCCGTCGCGCCGTTCGTACCATGATGAACCAATACCTCTGCCTGCTTGCCCAGGACATCAACACCTGTCCCGACATGGGTCGTATAGTTATTTGCAATGGCATGGGAAGCATAGGCAAAACATTGCGTCAGCGTCAGGTTTCCGTCAAGGGTCTCTGAATCGACACGGAGATGCATTTTTAACTCTGCAAGGGTTATCGGCTCGATCGTAGGAGCCGTGTAAAGATTAACTCTCATTGCCTTTCCTTTTATTGAAGGTTATCGGGAACATCCCCTGAAGATAATCAACCACCTTGTTTGTCTCCGTGGATTTATCCAGAATTGCCAGGCATTTCAAAAGGGCAAATATGAGCGCGATACTGAAAGTATAAGTATCAATAAACCATGCCCACCACTTGTTCGACATTAAAAGTTCATCCATTTAATCTGTCTCATACTTTCCTTTTATGATATGATGTAATTCCCCCCAGGCACACACCCCAGAACATGGGATAACGGACATAAAATGGTTTTTCCCTCGCCTTCATAGCTTCATAAAATACTGCGTTTGCAATGCTGAAAGAAACTACCGGATCAGAATCGATTCGATACAGATAATCATGCAGAACGGCCTCGCGGTGTGCCCTCCCGCCCCACGCCATATAGACAAGCGGTATGCGAGGAACGCTGGCGAGGTCTGTACAGAACCCTTTCGGCACGCTAACCGTCCGTTCCAGAATATCGCTCTCATAGATCAACGGGCTGTCAAGTTCCCATAGGTCGTCATTGACGCATTTTATGTCAAGCTCTGTCAGAAACTTAGCCACGTTTCTCCTCCTTGAAAAATTCATGTCTGCCTATTTTCTTAATTACCTTCATCCCGGAGACCAGCCATTTCTCTTTCACATCTGGGGCTACCCGGGGATTGAGATATTGACAACAATGCACCGCCGCAAGGTCCGGATCGCGAGGGATCTCTCCCTGTAACATCCCGGTGGCTATATCACAGCACTTTTTTAATGATTCGTTTTGCCTGTATGCATCAACCCAGTTCGAGGCCATTGCCACAGCGTCATTGTAATACCATTCACCCGCCTCCGGCATTGTCCAGGAAAACTGCCAACGTTTCAGGATAACTTCCTTGATTGTTTCACCGTCCCAGTCCCGATGATCAACCCGTTCGAGAATTACCGTTCCTACCGCGATTTTCCCCTCTATCGGCTCTCCCCCCGCTTCGCGTTCGATACAGAGACCCATGAGTTGCCAGTCAGCAAGGGATTCAAATATCTTTTTATGCTCAGGCCTCATATGATATTACGACACCTCCCATTTCCACTTCGCACGATTTGTTACCACAACTGATTTCATGTTTGTGAGTGTTGATGCGTTTCCATAAATCAGAATGTGCCAGCAGGTTGTCTTTACAAATTTTATCAATCTTGCGGTTCTGACCAAGCAGAATAAAAATTATCAAGCCCTGGAGAAATCCTATACATATACCTATAATACCTGTGAATATCTCGGTTGACATTTCGACTCCTATATTAAACGAAAGGGCGGGCAGGAAAGATTCGCCCGCCCTCTATTAATTCAGGCATCTGCCCCTGTCGCTTACTCGTCCACTTCTTCCCAGAGATACCCGAACTTCATAACAGCTCTGGCTGCTACTGTGGTGTCCGTCACGACCGCAAATCCTCAACCCATCCGCCGTCATGGAAGATATATTTTTTTCCCGTATCAACAGCATGAAAAGTTGAGCCCTCCGGGGCATCGGTAATCGTCTCCTGGTCCCCGTCCTGACCGTTCCATCGTTTAATCGTCGTTTCCAGGCATACAGTCATAATATACCTCCTTACGTCGCACTCACATAGGCGCCTGCTTCGATCGGGACATAGGTCATATACCATGCGAGGGTTCCATCAGCCGCCGCCGCATGATAATCGATTGTCCCAATGGGGATAATAATCCCGCGCCCCGTGATAACAAGGCCAGTAGCCGATGCGTTATAAGTCAATGCACCGGAACCCGTCAGTGGAGCAACAATATAATCGCCCACTATAGGCAAATCGATATCAAGATTCGCAGCGATGGGAATGGTCGCTCCCGTTGAGGGAGTCGCTTCAAGATGAACATTGTTTGCGCCGGATACCACAGTCATTTTCGCCCAGATGGCAGTCAGGAGAATGGCCCCAACGTATACGGTAAAGATCGGGGTGAGTGCCCCTGCAACAGCAGCCGCCGTCCGAGATACAAAAACTCCCAGTTGAAGATCGGCCATGACATCAATGGTCGATTGAGTATAGTTTCTTGTAGGCATTTTCTGTTTCCTCCTTGATGAGAGATGGAGCGGGTATATTTCACCCCGCCCCAGTTAAAATATTATGTAGACAATACTGTGGGACGCGCCTCACCGCCATATCTCGGACCGCTGCAGATTGCGAATATTGTAGCAAGGCATCCTGCGCCCGCGTTCACGATGTCGATCCTGAATCCCACATGGCCGCTTATCAGTTGATCAGCGTCAAGGGATATAACATAGAGTATATTGTCCGTTCCCGTTGCAGGGACAATCCCCGTAGCTGCCGTGGCCTGCGTCTGGATCGTGCTATCAACATCGTTTCCTGCGGTGGTCTGGTTCGTGAGCCGACGGTAATACTGAAATGGAATTTTTGTCGCCGTGCTCGGTGATCCCTCAAGATCTACCCAGTTGCTGCATGATTCGACCGTGATAACCGCAGCCGCCCTTGGGGACGTCCCAAAGAAAATGACGAAATCGACGTGATTCCAGTTTTTCATATTAACAACGGCAAAGTGATGATCTGCACCATTCAGTTCATGCGCCGGAGCTACACCCAAGCACATAACAAGATGTCCATCATTGCAGAGATTGAATCCTTTTGCTCCCATACTAAGTTCCTCCTCAATTTCTTATGCCGGAAAGTGATTGCCGGCAGCTAATTGTTTATGATCTGGTTGCCAGAGCAATAAAATGCGATTGCGTAGAGCCGGACCCGCCTTTATACGGTGTCAGAGCCGAAGCCCTCACCGGCTGCCCGTCAACCCTCATCACGAACCGGAAAACGCTCTCATCATAAACGAATCGAACGTGGATCGATACATCGGTTGTAATGCCGCCCTTCTGAGCGAGAATATATCCATTCATGTCCGCGAAAATAATGTCGCCGACCGTTCCGAGACTCGGGCACTGCTCAATCGGCGTCACCGGACGTCCGAACAATGCGCCATATGGAGCCACTGAAATTCCACCCGGCGGCAGAAAGACTGGAACACCTCCGGCACCCACGGCATGGGACATCTGAAACAACTGCGGATATGTGTTCTGATTGATGAACCACTCGGCATTTGGAAGGCTTCTCGCGAACATACGCGACCACATATTCTCAACATTCTCTGCGACGATTGTAGTCGCCTTCTGTCCGGTCTCCTTGTCAACGCTGACCAAGCACCCGGCGTTCAGGATCCCCAATGGTTGCCCGGCCCCGGTCCCGTTGATGATCGCGTCATCAAGCAGGAACCCGAACTCACCGGGAAATGCCTCCCGGATAAATCCTTCGAGCGCTACGGCATCTGCCAGCAATTCGTCGGTTGCATAACAGAGACCGATCAGTTTTTTAAGGGTCAATTCGATCTGACGGAATTTCGGCTTTGAGGCTGTCTTCTCCGCCGCTTCCGCCGCCCAGTATCCCACAATGCCTCCATAGCGAGTGGATGCCCTTGATGTTTCATCAACTCCATTGATCTTTATCCCGTTTGCAGCTCCACTTATAGGCTGCTTACGGCATTTGGGAGCCAGGATGCCCGTTGCAATAACATCCTGCAAAAGCTCGTTGCTGAAATCCTGTTGGACCAGAAAGCCTCCATCCGAGGGAACCGATTCAGAGAGCCCCGTTGCTGTACGGACATTATAAAGTCTGGGATCGACGTTTCCCCCGGGGGATCCGGCCCTCACAACGGCCACCATCTGCTCGCCCAAAGAATGAAATCGTTCCCTGTCCGGGGGGGTTGGGAGCTGGGTCTCCTGCGGTTTCGGCTTGCTTAACGGTGAATTTACAGGGGCCTCCAGTTCTTTTGCAATGCGTTCATGGCGCTCCTGGGTTGCAATGATGTCGCGCAGCTCGTCAACCGCTTCCATGAGCTCTTTTTTGAGACTCCGTTCCGCCTCTGTCATCTCGCGGTTTTCTGCCATGCATTTTGTGTCGATATCGGCCAGTTTCTTCATCAACCGCCCAACATCTTCTCTATACTGCGATATAGTCTTCATCTTTTTTTATCCTCCTTGAATGCGTATATTGTCGGTATTTGCATTTCTGCCTTGATATAAAGCTCCGCCCATTTGTCCCTTCCTGGTTTCTGCGCCGGAATGGTTTGCAAGCCGGTTCCGTCGGAGTCTCCTTGTGGTTTGCAAGCCGGCAAGGAGAGGCCGGGAACATAGGTGGTTAATGCCCTCAGTTCTTCTTCCGAAAGTATAATGCCCTCTTTGATTTTTACCATTATTGCGTCCAAGTCCGCCCATTTTGGCGATTCCGGCAGCGAATCTTCTTTTCTCTGAAAAAGAGACCGCACCTGGGCCGAGGTTGTCGGATACGCCGGAAAGGTGACAACGGAAACATCAAAAAGGGTAATATCAATCAGGACGCGCTCTGATTTTTCATAGTCCATATCGGCCTTGTTAACATGAAAACCGAACGACATCTGGTTCACATCGCCACGTTTTATTGAAGCCCTTAGATCGTTTGAATAAGTGGTATCAGGTGGATCAATTTCAACAGCCAGCCCTTTTGTATCCTCCCAGAGTCGCAATGTCGGTTTCGGCTTCGCCTTGTTTCTGCCCAGGATCAGATTTTCGTCATGGTTCTTCAATGCCCGGATATCGTTTTCTTTGATTGTTTTTGTAAAAGCACCAGGCCTTATCATTTCCTTGAACCACCCCCCGATATCCGTCCATGTATTGAAAACGGCGGCATATCCTATAATTTTTGGTGACTGCTCAACTTCATTAAGCCTGATTTCGCCTACCGGCAAACATCTTCTTTCCATCTCATCAGGTTTTATATACATAAAAGGCTCCTCCGATTTTTTCTCCTTGTGGTCTGCGACCCATTTTTTTGCCTTATCTGCGGTCCATCCTTTCTCCTTCAAAAATAAATAGCTCTGAATGACCATTGATCCGTTGGGGTCGGTTTTTAATTTTCCCATTACCGCACTAATCCCCTGGTCTTCCGAGAGAACGACTGTTCTAAATGAATCATCCACGAAATCGCCGGGGTCACGGACTCTTATGCGGATATATTTGTCTGTCACATCTACGGGCATGATTAAGTGTCTTCCCTTGTTTCGTATTTTTCCAATACAGCCTTCTCTTTTTGGGCCTTGGCCACTTTGGCCATCAATATCCTGTCCGCCTCCTGCAGTAGCTCGATGGCCTCTTTGATGGTTATCTTGTTATGAATGAGAAATTTCAGTAATTCCTTCGTCTTCCCCATTACCCTTGTCCTTCGGTATCAGCGATATCTGTTTTGGTTGCTGTGCCGGCTGTCTTCCGGCATTTTCGATAGAAATCATGTTCGCCATAATGAAATGCCTGTCGCCTCCCGGTATCGGATCCTTGTCCTCGAGTTCGCGAACTTCGTTGATGCAAAAGACTCCACGGTCAAGCATTTCCTTATAAAACGATGCCCGGCTGGCGGCATCGCCGCGAAGCAGACCTTCCACGATATGTTTAAAATAAAGCCTTCCCCTCCCGGAAAATTCCTTATCGCTCTTGGACAGGATCTGCATATTGTAATTTGCCTCGAGACGAATCAGCCAAGGCAGGATCGAATCGGTGACAAAAGAGATCTGCTCGGATTCGATGTTGGAAAAGCTCGATTTCGTCAGGTCCTTGAGCTTGTGTGGGGGGAGATTGAACCATCGGGCGATTTCTGGAATCTGAAATTGCCGGCTTTCCAAAAACTGCGAATCGTCGGGCGGGACGCCCCATTTTTCAACTTTCATATTTTCTTCAAGCAAAAGGAGCTTGTGGGATTGTCCGAGCCCGCTATATTTATCGATCAGCGATGCTTGTAAATTACTGTGTGCCTGCGGAGATAATTTTTGGGGATGAGAAACAATGATGCCCGGGTGCGTCCCGCTGCCGAAATACCTCGATCCGAACGTTTCCATGGCCATGCCGAGACCAAGAGATTTTCGGGCCATGGCCACAACCGAATATCCAATGAAACCGTCATAGCCGAGACCGGGGATATGAAGGACCTTTTCGCGCGGCAATATGATCGGCGCCTCTCTATCCATGCTTATTTTATAAACGAGTTCACCGGCCTGCATCATGGGCTTAACGCGGTTCGGGGTTATCGGCCAGAGCTGGATCACGTCTCCGTATCCGTTGAAAACCTTTTCGGCATATCCGTTCCCCCATGTCAGGATATGAGCCATCATCGTTTCACGTCCGGCCATCGCCGACATATAGGGATTCCACTCATCATGCATGACGCGGTACATAACGCGGTCATCGGCAAGACGCCTTTTGTTGTCCTTGCGTTGCATAAGGTGAAGTGGCAATGCGCCGATGGTTCCGGAGATGAGGTTAACGGCACACCAGAAAGCTGAATAAGTAAGTGCTGTCTGTTCAGTGACGGTCTCGCCGGATAGGGATTGTGATCCAGCGAGATTCCAGAGAGAAGTATCCCATGCTTTGGGATCGGTAAGGCTGAGATTGCGGAAAAAATGCTTAATTTTCCCGAAAAGGTTCACATAATACCGCCTTTTGCTTAAAATTTAACTTTTGACGGTATTATACTAGGTAGAAAATGCTGATTTCAAGGTATGGAAGTTAACGAAAGTGTATCAAAGTAACACTTTTTTATTCTTTTGACGGAGGGGAACAACATTTTAGAACTGATTCGCGAGTTATCCGGAGAGTGGTGAAGCCAACTTTTGTAGCCTCAAGGTGTCCACGATTAATCCATTCATAAATGGTCTTTTTCGTCACGGAAAAATATATAGCGACCTCATCCACTCGCAAAAAATCTTTATTCGGCAGGTTAGTCATCTTATTGTATCCTCACCTGTCCCTGTGGAATGATTATCTGTGTCTCTCCCTTTGCCTTCTTCTTGAGCTCTTGTAATATCTGTGGGGGAAAGAACTCGATCCCGCAGTTGAGGCATGTCATCTTGGGCATAGAGGGCATCGGCGGGTTACCGGGCGGCATCGCAACTAAATATTGCGTCATAATAATCATCTCCTCGGCATCCCGCCGCAGCTTTTTTTTGCAGACCGGACATTCCGCAATCACTTTCCCCTTTTTTTCGGGCTCGATGTTCTCATCCATCTTTTCTTTTTTTTCATCATCGTCCATGATGAGAATATCCTTTTAAAAATTTAATTTAAATTAATATAAATTAAATCGACATAAGTTAACTTAATTCAATGTGAAAAAACGAAAATTCCGACTATGCTTCTTCAACTACCATAAACCTCCCGTATTCAGGACGCCTTGAACCAAGGCCGACATAAAGACCCCCCACGGCTAAGACCTCCAAAATCTTTTCCTTTGGAATCGCATCATCGGTGATGTTTAAAATTATATCTGCCTCCCATTCATGAAAGGCAACGCGGGGATTGAAAACCATTTGACCATCTTTTTTGATGATCGGATCATTATAGATGAAATCCGGCTCTTTGATGATCTTGCCTTCCATAAACATCTGATATTCCAGATTTTCACAGAAAACACAGGCTTTAATAAAATTTGCAATGCTTCCTCTACCCATTTTCACCTTTTTCCCCGCCTGAAACATCATTCCCTTGATCTGTCTTGCGGGTATATAAAACCCCTTGCTGTTTTTATATCCCGTTTTTTCTGAATCGAGTTTAGCTTTACCAATGCGGGTTTTCCCCGACGATGATTTCACAGTCTCGATAGATTCAATCGGGTTGTTCTGGATATAAGGGCTGACGCTTTTTAAATTAAATTTCATTTGATACATGTTCATATCCTCCTTTTAAAAAATTTAATTTAAGTTAATTTAAAATAAAATAACACAACATAACCTATGTTGATCGATTTCATATCCTCCTTTTAAAAAATTTAATTTAAGTTAAAATAACAGATACCAACCCAACCAAACTCAATATAATTTAATGCGAGTCAAAGCGAATTAACGCAAATGAAAATATTCTATTTTTCCTCAATCATTATCGGCATTGTTGCCTTAATATATTTCTCCCTCTCTTTTGGATCTTCATAAATCATTTTTACGGCTGTAAGAAGATTGGTCTCGCGGTTTGCCTCTGT